CGCTAAATAATTTAAACCTTGAAATAATCCGCTTAATTCTGTAACTAAATATGTTTCTTCTATAGCATATCTAACAAGTTTTATCATGTCAGATACTTTGTTAAAAATAACTTTAACTGCATTTGCAAAATCTGTAAATGTATTTATTCCAGTATCATTATTTTTTAAAGCAGCATTAAATGCATTTACTGCTAATCTTAATTCATTAAATACGCCAATTGCATTATCTAATATAGGAGTCCAAATGCCTTCACCAATTCTTGAAAGAGCTGCTCTTACGTTAGATATTACACCTGTAAATGTTTTGTTTGCATCCTTAGCATGTTCACCGAATGCTTCATCCATAGCCGTATAGAACATTTTAAAATCTACTTTAGCTTTGGATACCATATCATTAATTTCTGCCTCTGTTTTTCCAAGAGATTTTGCTAAAACAGCAGAAGCATTTAAACCTCTAGCAGAAAATGAACGTAAGTTTTCTGTCATTAATCGTCCATTACTTGCTACAGTTGTAAATATGTCACCAATTTCTTCATAAGAAGAGTTGGTCATTGCTGCAACACCAGAAACACCTCGTAAAGCTTTCTTTAACTCTTCAAGTTCCGTTACACCTGAAGCTCCTAACTGTGATGCTACTTTTGCAGCTGCATCCAAACCATAAGCTGTTCCCGATACAGCATAATCTGCTGCTTCCATAAAGGTATCAACACTAAGTTTAAGACCTTCAATTTGGAATTTTGCATTTGCTATGTTTAATGCTCTTTGTTTACCACCGTAATTTATTTGATTTATTGCTGCACCAACAACACTATTTATAGTATTTAATGTTCCATATGCAACGTTTTGAACTTCATTTCCAAGACCAACTATTCCGTTTTTTATTAAACCAAGACCGGCTAAGGTTGCTCCTATTCCAAGTATATCAGAAAGATTTATTCTGGAAATCTGGTTCTGAATCCCTATATAAATATTCTGAGGTAATGACGTTAATGTGCTTTTAAATTTATCTAAAGTTTCATTACTTTTCTCGACATTGGTATCAAATTCCGAATTGTCGAATCGCATCTTAACGACATTCTCTTCAATGTTTTTTCGACTCATAGAATACCAAATACCTCCTTCGATGCTTCTTCGGCCATTTTATCAAACACTGGTCTTAATGCTGGATTGATATAATCTATACCTTCAACCCATCCGCCATTCTTTGTAGCATGCCCATATTGTAAAATAATAGCAACATTTACCCCATTTTGAATATTACTATTATTCCAAATGATTGTGGCTCCATCTTTATCATGATCTATTGTATAATACCATGAAGAAGCCGTTAATCCTGTATCTTTTGGTGTTGCTTCACTTAAATATTGAACACCCATTTTTCCATACTTATCGAGTTTACCAACACCCGCTATATTTGCCAATTCTTCAAAAAATTTTTCAGTTTTAGTAAAACTTCCTTTATGACTTAATGAAATAACAGGTCTTGATGGTTTCATAATTATTATCCTCTTGTTCCTAATTTGGCCCTTCTAGCTTTATTAATTTCACTATAATGTCTAGCTAATTGACTTTGAGACATTTTATTTGTAGGTTTGCCAGAATCGGGATTCTCCATTTCAGCGCATACACGAATAAGTGTAAGGACATGATTTAAATGCCTTTTTTCAAATATTTCAATTGGAATTCCAAGTATTATCATCTTAGCATATATTACTTCTGCTGTTATTATTTCTTTTTTCTTGTATTCTTCTTGTTTATTTGGATCATCATAAAAAAATGTGGCAGTCATTGGATCTTTAATATAGTTTGTTATCTGATCCAAATTATCTTTTGTTAAAAAATCGTATACATAATCTTCAACTTGATTAATAGTCATAAATCTAATATAATCAAGTACTTCTTCGGGGGTTAAACTTTTATTATCGATAAAATATTTTTTATGCTTTGATTCCCACTTCTGTAATGAGAGCAAGGAATGCTCAAGTTTAAGCTTATGCGATTCAATTTTAACAAATTTTTTGTTCTTTTCATCATATGCTTCTTGTTCAGGAATTGTAACTATAAGCATTCCTTATCCCTCCTTTATTAAAATTACTGGTTCTGTTCAGTCTTTTTAATAACCGGCTTTCCATCTTTAATTTCCATCTGTCTAGAGATTGATCTAGGAAGACATCCGAGAATGAAATCTTCAATTTTAATTTCTCCAGAAATCAACTTTGAAAGAAATGCTGAGTATGCAGGACTGCAAAGAAACGAATCTCTAATCTGATCATTCTTAATAAAATTACCAAATTCATCTCTTCTACCGATTGCTTTAGCAATTATTTTTTCAAAGAGCTTAATATTCTCTTCTAAAGTATTCTTAGGATCATCTTCTTTAAAAGATGCAAGTCTATTATTACTAGAAAGATTAAGCATTGTTAATTCTGCTTCTGTAAGATGAAAATAAAGAGTAATCTCTTCTTCTTCACCGGTAAATAAATTTTCACATTTAACTTTTTCGATTACCATAATTTGTCTCCTTTATTAATTTTGCTTTAAAAAAAGGAGGCCCTAATTAAAGAGCCCCCATTTTGAAAAAATCCACTTAATTTAAGCGGGAGTAAGTGTTGATCTAACTTCTGCAGGAAGAGGAAGATAAGGAAGTCCTTCAGAAGCTGATGCTGCTTCAGGATCGCCATATAATTTCTTCTCAAGTGCTGCAAGAAGAGCTTTCTGATCTGCTGTGACGAATTTTGTAGAATCAATAATCAAATGACAAGTAGGTTTTAACTTCTCTGAAGGACTATCTGAAACCGGAATAGGATCTGATGTGATCTCATAACTAAGTTCCTCTGCCTCAGGACTGTTATTAACAGTATTGTGAGTTCTTGAAGAAGGTTTAGCAGAACATCCATAAACAAGATGAAGCTTATAACCATAATCCTGACCCTGTGTATCATTACCAATCTTCGTTCTGTAACATAAACCAAATTTCTTTCTTTCCTGCTGGCTTGCTACTACACCAACTGTGTCATCACCAAGAGGCGCAAGACCATTACAAGGTTCAAATTCATCAGGATATGTATAACAACCAAGAGTTGCTCCAAACTCCTCAAGTGAAATCATAGTATTATACTGAATATTGTCAGCATAAAGTTTTGTAGGTTCTGCACCTGAAGGATTTTCCTGAAAAGAGGTAATACCATTCCATGCAACACCGGGCTTATATTCATTTGACTGATTAATGGGATAGAAAACTCCATGATCTACACCAGTTTCATAAAGTCTTTCACCAGGTTTATCCCATGTTAAAGCATTATTAACTGTAGACATTTTTATTCTCCTTTGCTTTAATAATATAAATCCAACGCACAGTGCGTTAAATTATTTGAGACATAGTATCTATCAATAGAACAATACTGAAAATATTCAACTAACAAATCCGGAATATTTGTATCAGGATCTGGATCGATTACAGTAAGTTCGTAATGACGTTTATTAAAATATTTTTTATTATCCGCATGCTCGACCATAGGTCTAACTTTAGCATATCTAATGCAAGGATAATCCATTTTTAACGTTTCGGGAGGTTGAAAATATACATTATTTGAGCCGAGAACGAATCTTAACTTTTCATCAAGCGAAAGGCGCTTATCCATTTACATATTTACCTCCCAACGTTAAAAGTAATCTTGGTCTAATTATTTCAACAGCTTCAACTTTCCACTTAACACCTTTAACCTCTGCATACTTAATGGAGTGAAAGTTTTCATTGGCAAATGGATCGCTTACGATGGAAAGTTGGGAACTGAAACTCTTATCATCGTTTTCACCAGAGCCCGTATTCCATTTGTTTACCGGCTTCGAAAGCTCACCATAATATTGTTTGACTGTGATACGGTTTTCCCATACACTTGTAGGTTGACCATTAACAACCTTTTCAACTGATGTAGCAAAACCTATGTTACCATACCATTTCATAACTTTCACCCCATTTTGAATTTTTCGGCGTTTATTTGTAAAGAATTGTGTTTATAACAAATTAAGCGTTAGCTTTAAGCTTTAAGCTGCCAAGACCGTAAGTACGTACGATGACATTATCACCGTTTGTAGCTGTAACTTTGATCTTCTGTTTCTTATCAGTGATTCTAAATACACAGTATCCATCATCAACAGTTATAGGATTTCCTTCAGAAGCACCACCAATTACTTCAACTGTGACGACAGCAGTATCTGCAGGTGTAGCTGAGAAATCAAGTGCCAAATAGTTACCAGACTGAAGGCTTGTATCTCCTGAATATCCTGTATAACCGGTAACGTATCTTAATGTACCTGTGATCTGCTGAGAACCTTCATTGATTTCAATATTAGACTGAAGATCATCTACTTCCTTACCATATCTTGTTGCGCTAGGATCGGTAGGGGTTGTTGTAAGTGTTACATTAATAGCTTCTTCAAGAATAATAGCCGAGAAAGGTTTAACAAGAGCACCAGACATCCTTGTTTCCATAAGGTATTTCTGCTGGTTGTAATCAATATCGAAATCATCGAACATATTGATCTGACCGCCCTTATCAGTACCTACTTTGTAGTCAGAAAGGTTAACAATGATTCCCATAAGAGATCTTGTTTCACCCTTGTCATCTCTTACAAGGCCTTCCATAACAGGAACCGGGATAATCTCTTTGACACGAAGTTTAGTTCTAAGCTTCTCTTCTGTATCATACATAGGACGACCCATGTTATCTTCAAGCAGAAGCATATCTGTAAGGAGATCTTCTGTACAGAAGAGTGAAGGATTTCCTGAACCTCTGTAATCCTTACGAGCTTTAATAGCTGTACGAATAAATGTCTTAGCCTTTGTATCTGCGCTGGCATTAGCAGCAACATCAACAGTCTTCTTAACAACAAAGAGTTCTTCCTCTTTCCAGATAGGACGAATATTAGCCTCTTTGATCTTATCATCGGATGAGTTGGGTCTTCCATCGCCGACAAGGATTGCACGAGCAATTTCCTCATCAAGCATTTCTCTCATCTCTCTCTTAATCATTGCAACAACGTCAAAGTCTTTAATATCAATGACATCGTCACGATCAATCTTCTGTTTCTTGTAAACAGTTGTAGGCTCGGTCTTTCTCTTGAGCATTGTGAATACTTCTTCTTTCTTCAGGTTGCCCTTAATATAACCTTTAGCACGAGCCTCATCCTCTGTAATATCAGCAAATAAAGACTTAATTCTGCTGAATGCTGAATGAGATGTACCGGAAATAACCTTACTTACCCAATCATCTTTTCTCTTAATAAACTGGGGATCACCCTCATTAAGTTTAGCATCAGGGAACATATAGTCGATATTCTCGATACCATAATCATCGGTATGCGCAAGAACAGCCTGCTTTAAAGAACCAAGCTGCTTTGCGTCTTTAAACATATCTTCAATTTCGCTGTGATTAAGAACATGAATGTTCTCGCCATAGTATCCATCAAGATCATTTTCAAAAGCGTTATGCTGTACCATATCGTCTTCTTCTCCTTCATCGTAATCTTCTTCATCATTGTAGCCCATTTCTTCATCATATGCATCAAGTGCATTGCTAATTGCTTCGTCTACAATAGCGTCTACAGCTGCCTGCTGTTCTTCAGTCATTGAATCATAAACTTCACCAACTGTTAAATCTGCCATTTCTTCTTCCTCCTGTGGCTCTTCTTCATAATCTTCCTCTTCTTCATAATCTTCTGAATGAACGAGGACAAATTCCGTATCGATAGGTTCGTTAAAACACATCTGTGCTGACCATTCATCTTCAGCATCTTCATCGCTATGCATTAATACATTGTCTATATATGCTTTAGGATTAGCTGAAGCAAGTACTAAACTAACCTCTCTAATTACACCATGATAAACATCACCCGCTTTTTCTTTAAGCTTATTGGCATAAATGGAAAGGGAAGCAATATCACCATGTTTTACACGCTCTTTTGCTGCCTGGCCTTCATAAGAGTCATTAAGATAACCATATGCATAGATACCTTCATCTCTCTCTTCAAGATAGGCATGCCCAAGAACTGAGTCAAGGTTTTTATGATCATGATTATATACTATAGGAACTCTCATACCATTCTGGCCTGAGAAAGCACCTTTTCTTAAAGTACGACCATCACCACACTTGACATCATACACTGTAGCCCAACCACCAAAATCGGGCTTCTCTTTCAGGTTTAATCCCATTTTGAAAAATTCTCCTTTCTTCAATAATTTTGATTAGGATCATAATCTTCTTCATAGTATCCATCCATATCCTGACCATTTACATTAATATGTTCCTGATCTTTTGCTTCAGAAATATTAGCATTCTTAAGCTCATCGGCTCTAGGATCCTGAGAAGGTACCATACCAATAGCCTGTCTAACTTCATTTGCAGTCATAATAGTATTTCTAGTGAACTTATCAGCAAGTTCTGCAACCGAACTAATCGGAGCAAGCTTAAATGGATCTCTGAAGTACATTATTGACTGACCCTGAGTTCTTGCAGTTTTGGTTAAAAATTTTCTTCTCATTTCCTCGACTATACAGTTCATTATTGGTTCTACAGTTCTAGAATAATAGTTATTCATGGTTTTTTCATCTGCAGTTCCGTCAAGAACTCCTGGAGTCATGGTTAACTGTTGATAAAGTTGTTCGGTGAGATACTTAACCTCATCAATAATTCCATTATCCAAAGGTCTATTCAACTGTATAATCTTTTCCGTACCATCGGAATATGCTATACCATGAGGAGAATTTTCAAGTTGATTTTCGAGATTTTTAACTCTCTCTTCAGCTTGTCTTTGTTTCATTTCGTTACGAGTTACATAAGGTAACTGAATAACCATGTTTAGTTTATTAGAATTCTTCTTTTCATCAATAGAATCCAACAAACTTAATTTTCTTGAAAGTCTCCTAGCAGTAGAATTTGTATCATTCATAACTGCATAAAAAGGATTTTCAAGGATAGCGGAAGTAGCTTTTGCCACCCAGATTTCTTCTTTCTTACCAGTTCTTTCATTATAACATCTAACCTTTATAAAAGAAGGTTTCCATTCTATGATTTTACCAACTCTTAAAGAATATATGTTAAATGCTCCTGTTATAGGATTAGAACTAGTATCAATAGGTATTACAGCTGTTGTTCCATCATCGAGCATTGATAGAACAATATCTTCTATTAATCCTCTACCAGTCTGATCAATATTTGCTTCGATAGTTAGACAGTCATCTAATGATGATTTAACATATGATGCAAATCTATCAGAATCATCAAGTTTTACATGACGAATATCAATTGATGCACAATCTACTGCAATTCTATTAATTATAGAAGTAATAATATTTCTATCATTACCACAAGAAACTTTTATAACATCTGGTTTGTAGTAGTAGCTAAAACCTCTTTCTTCCTGAACTTCCTTTTCAGTAGGATCTTTATTCATAAAAGCGTTCCAAGCGCTCTTAAGACGATCTTTAATAGGGTTCATGTCCTACTCCTTATAATTTAGCCATTAAGTTTTTTATTCTTTATCTTCTTAACAGCATATTTTGCTCCAATTGTAGCAGCTCCAACGGGGTTGTTAAATGAAGTCGTGCTATTTTTAACTCCATTTGCAATACCTTTTCCAACTTTGCTAACTCCATTTGCAATATTCTGTCTGTTTTTATAAACATATCCGGCTCCAAGTACTGCTGCTCCAACAGGACTCTTAATAGCAGCAACACGCTGTCTATTCTTAGCATATCTGTACTTATCGCCATAAGTATCCTGTAAATAGCTTTTAGAATCAGATAATACCTGCTTATTGCGAGCCATGGAATCTTTAAACCCTTGCTTATCAAATTTACTTATAGCATACAAAGCTCTTCCGGCCGGTAATCCACGGAAATCTTTACTTCTTAAACCATTATCTTTAGAAAAAGAACTTCTCAAAGTATCTTTAATCATATTACGATTTCTTTTTCTTACATCATGTCTCATCCGACGATATGTTGTTGGTAATAAAGTCATATTGCTTTTACCAATTTTAACATTACCCATACCGTATCTTGAACGACCAGCTGATGTTAAAGAGCCATCATCATTCTGGTATCTTCTGATACCCCATTTCATTCCTTTAATTCCATGATGAGCTAAATATGAATCATTGTAGTAATCCATGTTTTTTCTCCTTTCAATATTTTAGTAAGCTCTTGTTCCGCCTTCTTCTTTTACTGAAGAAAAGAGTTTTTTACCCTCATTTTGAATTTTCTTAGGTTCTTCTTCAACGATAGACTCTTTTACTTCTTCATTAACAAGTTCGGGATCATTTAAATTCTTTTTTGCCATTTAATTATCCTCCTACTGATTATTTTTCTTCTTAGTTTTATTATAAGCTTTCTTTACATAAGGATTATTAGCTGCCGCACCAATTGTATTAACAGAATTATTAAGTTTTCCAACTGTTCCAGCTACTGTTCCAGCTGCGCCAACCGTTGCTGTTACAGGAACCCAAGCTTTCTTAATAGCTTTTCTAAGTCCTTTATTAGATTTAGCTTCTGTTGCAAACTTATCTGCTTGCTTTTTAACATTTTTATGTTTAGTAACTCTTTGACCTAAATCGTCGTACACATCAAATCCATGAGTATTGATTATCTTCTTTTCATTAATAGATAATTTCTCAGGATGTGCAAGAACAGCATCTGTTAATTTGGATTTATTTGCAATAACATCATTAGAAAGTATACCTTTTCTTTCAGCTCTTGCATATTGCCTGCCCCATTTATTTAAAAGATTGTTTTCCTGATCTGATTTATATGCATTCTTAATCCCTGTAACGATATTTTTATTATTATTCTTGTTCCAAGATTTAAGTTGAGATATAGATCTCTTTATATCATCTTTACTTCGGCCTATAGTTTTACCAACATTTCTAATAGAATTAGAAGCTTTCATTGACGCTAATTTATTAATAGCCAAACTTTTAATTCCACTAAGAGCAGCTCTAGTAGCCTGAGGATGTTTTGCTAAATATATTGCTCCTGCAGTTAGTCCTGCTGTGGCTGCAACTCCGGCGCCAATTGCAACACCTTTTTTAATTTTCTTTAGCTTTTCTTCATCAATCTTTCTTTTGCTCTTTCCACTACCGCCACCGCCGGCAGCCTTTCTTTCTGCTGCACTTTTATCAGAAGCGTCTAAAGGATATGGAGGACCATTACGTTTTCCCCATCTCATACCTTTAATTCCATGATGAGCAAGATAAGAATCTGAAATATAAACGTATCTAGTCATGGTTATCTCCTTTAATTAATATCTTTTATTTGCTTTTATTTGCTTTTCTTAACCTTACGATTAGTATAAGCAATAGCCGCATTTTGAGACATATTAGATATAGCATTTGGAGCTATCATAAGTGGATTGGCTACAGCTAATGGAGCCGACAAAGAATCTAATCTTTTATTATTATTAGTTGCCCTTGCATATTTTGCTTTTTCTGCCATTGGAAGAGGAAGATTAGCATATGCAATATCTCTATTATTAGCAAATATCTGTTTCCTATATTCTCTTCTCTTTGATCTATCATTTGTATTTTTTAAAGCGGATCTAAGATCTGAAATATTTTTTCTAGATTTAACTTTTAAATCTCTTACTGCCATCCAATCCTCAGCTCTTTTTCTAACATGTCTTTGAATATTTTTTCTAACTCCCCATTTCATACCTTTTACACCATGGTGAGCTATATCTGAATCTGAATCTATATAGTATCCATAATGAGACATTTTAATTCTCCTTTCTTATATTAAAATAAATCTTTGTTTAATTTATATGCAACAAATGCATCCAACAAAGCTGCGACGTTATCAATCTTTTCTTCACGTCTACGTTTAAATAATTTACGATTACCATTAGTATCTTCAAGCGCTATGCAATTTCCCATTGCAAACTGCATTAGCTTTTCATCAAATATAAGAAGTCCATCTTCGGCCAATTTCTTAATTTCACCCAAAGGAACGGATTCTGTTTTAGCACCTTGCTTAACTTTTTCTATTCCAAATGGTCCATTATCGATTTCCCACGCTTCTATAAATTCTCTAGCATTATAAGGGTCATAACCCAATGCCTGAACATCGTAAGACATTCGATCTATAAATTCAATCAAATCATCATAAACATCTCGCATGTTAAGAATACTGCCATCCATAACAACAAGCGTTCCTTCTTCTAAGAATTCTTCATACTTATGTCTCATAGCTGGTTGTAATTTTAACATCGTTGTTTCTGTAATATAGCTTCTTACTTTTATTCCAAATTTTCCATTAGAAAGTGGAAATAAAAAAGTAAAAGCGCAGAAGTCATCCCCCTGTGATAGATCTGCCCCCATTGAGCATTGCATCTGCCAATACTCTTGTTTCTTTTCGTATGGTATAGTTTCTTCATATGTAAAGAAATATGAAGTTCCTTCCATTGGAATACCAAATCGTTTAGCTAAAATATCATTTCTAGACGATGGGGAATGCTCTGCTCTTTCAACATCTTGATGATATGTTTCCCATTGAACTGTTTTTCCAAGATTTGGCTGAGCTTTAAGCCACATTGGTGGATTATTAACTTCTTCAATACTATCTAATTTATAATACCAAATAGATACATGTGGATTGTAATATTCTCCTCTAAGAATTTTATATAATTCCATTTTGATAGAATCACCAACACCGTTTCTTGTTGTACCTTCTGATGACATTGCCAGAATTAGATAGTCTGGATTGCTTCCTTTTGCTGCACCCTGTTCCAAGCAACCTATAACATCTTCTTTTACATCTCCTGAAAGCCATTCATCAACAGTAGCTACTTTTACTCTAAGTCCTTGAAGTTTATCGATTGACATTGGTTTAATTTCAAGTAAACTTCCTGTCAAACGATTTTCAATTCCTAATTTTGTAGATGCTAACTTTGCTTGTAAAGCTTTTGATCCAGTTGTATTATGAATATTACCTTCTGTAAGAAATCTGAATAAAGGGCCTCTAGAACGAATTATAGAAGTCTTTATTGGACTAATAATTTCTTCAGCTTGCTTCATCGTTGGAGCAGTGGTAATCTGATGTGTTGTTGTTTTATCAACATTTAAGAAAAAACTTTGAATACAACTACCATATAAAGATTTTGCTGCTGATCTCGCTATGATTAAATATTGTTTATTAACAAGTCTTTTCTTAACGTATTTCTGAATATACTTTTTTAATTCCGGATGGTATACTGACATCTCTGTAAAATAATACCAACCAAATATTTGTTCAGCCCAGAGTTTAAATGTATCAAGTAAATTTAAATCTGAACCGTCTGTTAATGTTAATTCGTTTTCACAATACGCAATAAATCCTTCAACTGCATCTTTGTCATAATATATGGAAGGATTTCTAATAAGATCATCTATACGATTCATCTCAAGAGAAATCTCTTCACAAACTGGTATTTCACCTCTAAGTACAGCATCTCTAAATAGCCCATAATAATATGGGGTTTCTGTATTAGATAATGCCATAATTTTGTCCTTCTCCTTTTTAATTATGCATCATATAAAGTTTCTTTTGCTCTAGCTATTCTAGAAGCCAAATATTCTGCAGTTTTGTCATCGTATCCTAAATCTTTAAGCTTTGCTATAGAAGCTTGCTTTCCATAGCCCTGAAAATATCCTTTATTAGGAGCCATAAGTTGCCATTTACCATTTTTAAGTACTCTAGCCGTTGAACTTCCTTCTGGCTGTCCTTTTGGCTTTTGAAGCATTAATTCTTTCCATCGTTTATCATATGTATCATCATAATCCCATTTTTCTGCAGCTTTTACTTTCTTTTCCCATTCTTTATATGCATCAGAGTTTATATATTTTTTATAAGCTTTATCAGATTCTTCTTTAAACTTTTTACTATTAGGACCTATACTTCTTCCAGCTTCCCATCTATAAGACCAATCTGCTTTTGGATTTTCAGTTTCTCTTATATATTGAACTTTTTTATCTCTTACTTGCTTTTTTAATGTTCTATATAATTTTTCATCGGACATGCTTCCATATCTTCTTTTTCCAAGTTCTGTAAGAGACCCGTCTTCATTCTGATATCTACGAATTCCCCATCTCATGCCTTTAATACCATGATGATAGAGTGCGGAATGCTGAGCTACTTTTTTATTCTGTAATCTTCTAGTAGTCTCTTTGTAAATATCATTGTAAATTTTTCCTTGATTAGGAGAAACACCGAACATTCCTATACCAACTGTATTTAATGCAGCTGCTCCTAATACATTCTTTCCAATATTACCAAGAGCGTTTCTAGTCGCAGATTTTCTATAGCGATACGCTGATTCATCTCTGGTTCTATTTAAAGGGCCTTCATCTTTAAACCAATCTTTATACTGTTTATTGATATAACCTTCAGCTGTATCGTTAATATACTGTTTTCTTTCTTTTTTATTAAGTATTCCTTTTGATTTAGCTTTTTCTCTTGCTGCTCTCCAGGCATCAATTTCTACATCTCTATATCGACGTCTAGCTCCTCTTTTAGAAGCTGAAGATAGCAGATCAGAATTTATTCTATATCTTTTCTTTCCAGCTTCGTTTAAAGATCCATCAGCATTAGTATATCTGTGAACTCCCCATTTCATGCCTTTTACACCATGATGGTAAAGTTCTGAATGTGTTAAATATCCATAATTGCTCATATTATCACCATAACTTTGTATCTCCGGGTTTACGCTCTTCATATCTGTCTAGTGTTTCCTTATTACCATAATGAATAGCATTATGCGTTTTAAGTCTAGAAGAAATCAAATTTTCTGGATCAAAGACACAGGGCCTACATTCAATAACATCTTCAATTGTAATTGGATTGATATGATGAACTAAAATTTCTTCTTTTTCACCAAACTCTTCTCCTTCTACACCAAGATCACAACCTTTATCTCTTGTTATAATGTCGGCTCTTACTTCTTTCCATTTATCACTTTTATAAAGTCTTTGATTCAAATATCGATGACCAGCAAACGTTTCTTCTCCAACTTTTTTATCGCAAAGTTTTAAATATTCAAAACGCTCATCGAAAGTTTTTAGCTTTGAAAGTTCACTATAAGTTCTCTTCATCAATATCATCCTGTTCGCCAGAATACTTTTTAAAAGCTCCAATTGCTTCCATATAAACTTCATCCATTCTTTTTGCTGCTTTAATGGCTTCGGTCTTTGCTTCAAGCAATTCAATTTCTTTTTCAAGTTTTTTTTGCTGCCTTGTTGCAACTGGCGAACTTAATTTTAGAAAATAACAAGTCTCTTGGGATGTTGCTGTACCATCTCTCAATCTTTGCTCTACTAAACTGTAAGCAAGAGATGACATTTGTGCATCTCGAGCTTCAGATGACATGGCTGCAGGAAATTCTCTAGACTTTTCTAAAGCTTTAGTATTACTTTTAGCCATAATGTCTCTCCTTTTAAATATGCTTTATATGAATTTACTAAGACATTAACAACAGATGTGTAACAGATTTTTGGTTGTAGGGGGATTGCAAATGAATCAAAAATATAATTAGTTAATTTAATTGCTAATGTCCTAGTAAACAAATATAAAACACCCCTCAAAAAAATCCTCTGGGGAAATTTTTAGGAGGGCCGCGAAATCTGAGGGGGTGTAGTTTTGTCGACCCCCCCCCTATGGGGTTGAATTTGATCCTCTATAGGTGGGGTTAAGCCTATTTTATTTAGAAGACCAAATTCAAATTAATTCTAACTTGCTTTAATTATTTTATAATCTTTTCCGTTTTCAATTGAATTAAGTTTTTCAACTTTTGCATAGATACCTGTAGGATCCTGTGTTACTATTTCATCAATTGCTTCATCAACTTTGTTTTCTTCTTCATCTTCATTTAAGTAAGATGTTTGAATGTTTTTTAAACTTAAAACTCTGTCAATGTAACCACAACAATCGTGACCTTTTTCACAATCAAAGTTGTACCAAGAATCGAATTGAGAAAAAGGCGAATATGGATTGTCAATAGTAGTTAAAGCTATTTCTTTTGTACTTGACATACTAATTCACTTCTCCTTTCTATCGATTCTCTTTGCTTATAGAGGATATAGTTGAAACCGAAACACCTGTTTGATCCGCTATTTCATCTAATGTAAATCCTCTATTTAACATCGCTTTAATAGTAGCAGTCTTAGCTGAAGAAATACGTTTTGTTTCATGGGGGGTAGCTAATTTCTTAAGGGTATCGGAGTCTGAATATCTAATAATTTGTCTTAATTTATTAGCAGAAATTGCATTTGCCTGTATAGCTTCCCATTCTTTATCAGTAATACGGATGGACGAACCCTTTTCTCCTGACATTTTTGCACCATAAGCAATTCGACCTGATGTAAGAGCCCTCTGTCCCTCTTTGGTCTTCATTTCTTTAGTGAATTCTTCTCCCTTAGCTTTATACTGCTTCTTTTTCTTTTGTACTGTAGCAGCAGAATATAGCTGTGCTGCTCTTTCTTTAGGTGCATTCTGTAAAGCTTTTTCTAATTTATCCTCTAATGACTTAACCTCAAGTAAATATCTTTCTTTATTCTTTTGATCTACTTTAGGAGGCTTAATATCAATGGCTTCTTTTCTAGCTTTATTAGCTAATGATTTCATATAATTAGCATATTCAGCATATAAAGCTTCTTGCTTTGTTCCAGGATTTTCTTTACTACCACCAGATGTTAAAATATAAGCATCATCAACATTAGCCATTTTAGCAACTTTTGTTTTATATTCTTTAGGCTCTGATACAGATATAACATTACCTTCAGGGTCTTTCTTTATTTTTACATATGTACGACCACTTTCAACCCATGTTTTCTTACCTGTTTTTGGATCAATTTTAGAATATTTTCTTTCATTAACCCTTTCTTCTGAGCTTGCTCTAGATATAATAGTCGATGCGCCTCTGTTTGCACCACCTTGATATTTAGCTTTTAAAGCTTTTATACCATTTTCTTCTTCCGAACGAATATAATCCAGTTTGTGCTTTTGAGCATCAATAACTACCATTGAATGCTTTACTGCTCTTGCTAATTCTTCCGGAGTTGCACCTTTAAGTGTCATATCTGTAATAAGATTTGAAACCGAACCCATCTGAGACTGTTTTGTCTTATCTTTAGATATAATTTTACAACCTTCTCTATAAGGATATGCTTCTGAAGGATCAAAGCCTTCAATATCTTTTAATACAGAAGATTTAATTTTTACTTTATCACTAAGCGGAATAACAACTACAGTATCTCCATCAAAATCAGCTCCTGAAAGTTTCATTGCTGTTTTCTGATTTATTCCAATAGCATCAAGTGAATCATTCCCAAGAACTTTCTTTCCTTCTTTATTACTTTTAGTAACTGTTAATATAGGAATTTCAAAAGTTCCACCATGAGGATATCTAACAAGTGCAACCTGCTCTCCTTCTTTTAATGAAGGTGCGTAACACTGATTATCTTTTAATGAAGGAATTGGAATAAGAACTTTTGTAGATTGTCTTGGAAATTGTGCTGCTTTTAAAGTTACTGCAGCTGCGTCACAATCATCCGCAAATGAATATAACTGGTTTTGTTTAATAATTGGATTGGTAAGATTCTTAATATCATTGTATTCATCTTCCTTTTGTAATTTAGCAAGATTTAATTGCTCTTTAATAAGAGGAAGTGGCTGTTTAGATAAGAATTGAGCAGATAAATTCTTAGAATAATCTTCCCAATCTGATTCTTCTCTAACTTTGTTTACTACAGAAATATCATCTTTACCATCTTTATTAATATAATGAGTTTGCCCATTGGCTTTTATAAGAGCACCAAATGGATTATCCGGATCGTCTTTTACTTCTTTAAGATGATCAAGTTTTGGAAGAGATGAAGATTTCTTAGAATTTACAAGAATATCAACTCCGTCAGGTAAGTCATCTGAATATACTGCAACTCCCTTAATATAATGAGTTCCATCTACTAAAATTCTGCATTGAGAGTATTTGGAGTTTCCTAATGAAATATCATCAACGCCTCTTCTTATCTCAATAAGTCCATCTTTATCTTTTCCTCCGTCTTCTTCTCCTCTGATTCCGACTCTCTTCGAACTAATAGCTTTAGGATATAAAACATCTTTATATGTATCGCCGTTATCAGAAGAATATGCTGACATTGAATGTATTGTATCTAAATTATTATACACTGATGCCCAAGTTGTTCCAGGAGGACAAAGAACTTCTACAGTAGTAAATTTCCCTGGATTGGTTGCTTGTTCAATTTTAATATTATGCTTTTCATAACCTCGATCAACAAGCATTTCAATTGCAACTTCCATTTTGGTTCTTGTTACACCAATATCATGTTCAGTTCCAATGCCGACATCTATCGGACCATATTTATCTACTTGAGATTGAATATAATCTGCTGTGTTCTTTGCTGCACCAACTTTTCCAGTTTCTACTTGTTTAATTGCTGCTCTAACAACAGATTCATTTATTCCAAGTTGTTTTCCAATTTCAACATTAGAATATCCATGTTCTTTGAGCTTCATTATTTGAGCATTTCTTTCAGTCATTTCTGACTCTTTTGCTGCAGATATACGAGTTCTAAGCCAAGTGGATGGAACATCCCATTCATCACAAATATCCTGTTCTGAATATCCATTAGCTTTTAAATTCTTGTACTCTGTATAAATTGTTTTTAGATCGCCATTTAATATCTTTTCAACTCTATCAGTTCTTGGCTGATAAGGATGCTGATAAGGATTGTCACCCGAGCCGTAAGGATATCTTCCTGAACGCCTGGGAACACCATAATGTGCAAGAAAATGTTCAGACATCGTTTATTGCTCCTGTTCTCTTAATGAGGATATAATTTTGTCTGCAGTGATGATTCTATCCATTAAATGCAAAATATCATCTGTCTGCGGTATCAGTTCCAAAATATCATTGTTTTGATAGATTCTTAATATGATCTTAATATTTCCTGGTTTTACTTTATACTCTAAACAAAATAAAGCAGCATATATCATTAATTGCTCCATGTGAGTTTTTGTTTCTCCAGTCTTTAGATCATGTATTCTTAGAATATCATTTCTAAAACAGATAGCGTCCGCTGTTCCAAAACAGTTTTCAGAATATAATAATATTTGTTCAGATTCCATATGAAATCCAATGGCATCATTAACAAACATATTAAGTGTTTTCTGTTCTTCAGGAAGTTTTGTATTCATTCTAATTAACATTGAAGCTAATTCATGAAGTTCAGTTCCTCTCTGAATATCACAAAAATGTTTGTATGTTTCAGCTATCTTTTCATCAGAATATCTAATCCAATGAAATTTACTTGCCCCCAAGAAAGCATGTTTGCCTTCAAGGTTCGAGTGCTTCAAAAACTTCATTCAACACCTCCTCCTTATTTTCAGGGAAGATGAACGACGCATAAGACATATCATTTAATAGCGAAATATAATTCTCTTGATTTGGTTGCTTATGGGCTTTTGCATCTTTCTTAATTTCAAGAGCTGCCCATTTCTTTCCTCTTAATATCAATAAGTCAGGAAAGCCTTGAGGAAATCCTTCTTGCTTTTTAATTATAGCGTCAGGAAATCTCTTTTTAATTGATTCCTTAATATCTTTCTGGAATTCGCTCTCTTTCATTTGAATCCTCCCAAAAACAAAAATAGAATGTAATCGTTGCGAAGACATCCTATTCCTTCTATATACAAAGTGTTTTTCTTGCGAAATAACAAGAAAAGACTTTGCGTTCGTTAAATTGTTTTTTTGATGCTAATGATCTTGCTATTGAAATATCTATTGAAGATCTTGTCTTCAAATGATAATAATATAAATCTTTAAAAGGAGAATTTAATCTATCTATTCTTCCTTTAGCTTGTATTAATGTTTTATAACTATATGTCTGTGAGTAAAATATAATGGTATCTGTTTCTATACAATTCCAACCTTCTGCTCCTGCCGAATATTGTACTAAATATATCCATGACTTTTTATTAGGAATACTTTCATGTTTATGTCCATTCCATTCCGCAATATAAATTTTGTCTTGAAAAAAATCTTTAATCATTTCAAGTTCATAATCAAAATTGTAAAATATAATGGCTTTTGATTTAGTTGCTAAAATATCAGCAACGGCTATTAACCTGCTTTTATCACTATTAACTATCTTTCTCATTTGATAGCATAATTCGGAAACTGATTCTATTGGAATATCATTTTCATAATCATATCGATTCTTAACTAATTCAGTATACTTTACTTTATTAAAAAGGCATGGAATATCAATGTCATGTATTATAGCTTCAGTTTTATAATTCATTTCTATTAGAATTTTACTTTTGTAATACTCTAATATCCTTGTGTCAACATAATGATCAATTATTGGATAAGTAGAATATCTTTTGTACATTATGTGCTTTCTTGCAAAATCAGTTTTATTCTTATAAAATCCATTTGCTATAAAGACTGGAATATAATCAGACCATGTATCTCCTGGTGTTGCTGTTAATAATATCCATTTATTACACTTAGCAATTTTTAGAAAACTTTTTGTCCAAGTTCCATAACCAACAACTCTTTGCTCATCAAATATAAAGAAAGAATTAGTTACATAAACATACTTTGAAATATTATTCCATG